CCTTCCTTCCTCTCTCCGACACAGTCCAAGCTGCACGAAGACAGTCCATTTACAGCCAGACCAGTACAGAATTAACCCGATGACAACCAAGCGATCCAAAGCCCTGCGAGGGGCAACCAAGCCAAGGCTTCAGTCAATACCTCTCAAGGGCGAGAACAAGCTCCAAGATGTAAAAGACCTCTGTGAGATTATCAAGATGCCTCTATTGCCCTGGCAGGAGCATGTACTCAAGGATATGCTTACAGTTAACAAGTCCGGCGAATGGATTCGCAAGACAAACCTACTTCTCATTGCTAGACAGAACGGCAAGACCCATTTAGCGCGTATGCTGATTCTGGCTCACTTGCTTAAGTGGGATAGTAAGAACATTCTGATCATGTCCTCGAACCGCTCTATGGCTCTGGACACCTTCCGACAAGTAGCTCAGGTATTGGAGAGTAATGACCACCTCAAGGGATTCGTTAAGCAGATTCGCTACGCCAACGGAACTGAGTCTATTGAGATGCTGGACGGAAGAAGGCTTGACGTTGTTGCGGCAACTAGAGACGGTTCTCGCGGAAGAACTGCGGACTTCTTATTTATCGACGAACTTCGAGAGATTAACGAAGAAGGATATAGAGCGGCAATCCCTACAACTAGAGCGCGTCCAAATTCTCAGACGCTTCTTACCTCTAATGCAGGAGACGCTTTCTCGGTAGTGCTTAATGGCATGAGAGAACGAGCCTTAGAGAACCCACCTAAGTCTTTCGGGTTCTATGAGTACTCAGCTCCCCAATATGCCAAGATCACAGATAGACAAGCCTGGGCGCAGGCCAATCCAGCCCTTAATTTTACTATCACGGAGGAAGCACTTGAAGAAGCAGTTGCGACTAGCCCTATTGAAAATACTCGAACTGAGTTGCTATGCCAATGGATTGATTCTCTCAGTAGCCCTTGGCCTCACGGAGTACTTGAGGACACCTCCGATGCCTCGCTCACGATTCCGCCAGGTGGCTATACAGTCTTTGCTTTCGATGTGTCTCCTTCTCGCCGCAATGCGAGCCTCGTTGCTGGTCAGATACTCCCTAATGGTCGAATCGGTGTGGGAATCCTCCAGACGTGGGAGTCGCAAGTCTCTGTAGATGATCTAAAGATTGCAGCTGAGATAAAGGCGCACGCTGACTTGTATCGTCCTCGACAAATATGCTTTGACAAGTACACCGCTCAATCAATTGCAGACCGACTTACTAACGCAGGCCAGATAACAATGGATATCTCAGGAGCTGCGTTCTATCAGGCATGCGGTGATCTATTAGATGCCCTGGTTAACCATCGTCTTGTGCATTCAGGTCAGGAAAACTGGGTGCAACAGATGAACAACTGTGCAGCTAAAACCAACGACTCTTCATGGCGCATTGTTAAGCGAAAGTCTGCCGGTGATGTGTCGGGTGCAATCTCGACAGCAATGGTTGTCCATCAATTAACGAAACCACAACAGGTAGCGGCAATCTACAGCGATTGACCTATATGTAGTGTATAATTGCCCTCTATGGGTCTCTTTTCGCGTAAGCCACAAGTCATTGAAGCGCAGTACGCACCACAAGTCATGGGCGAAAATATGCCTAGCTTGTACAACGCAATCTTTGCTCGTATCTCTCGTCACGATGCTATGTCAGTCCCTAGCGTCGCACGCGCACGCAATCTAATCTGCGGAACAGTCGCGTCAATCCCACTTGAGTATTACAAGACTTCAACAGGTGAGGTAATTGCCCCTCCTCGTTGGATTAAGCAACTTTCAAAGTCACAACCATCATTCGTAACACTTACCTGGTGCGTTGACTCACTCCTATTCTACGGAGTTGCTTATCTTCTTGTTACAGAGCGTTATGCAGAAGACGGACGCCCTTCGCAGATGGAATGGGTTGCTAATTCTCGCGTTACATTTACTACTGATCTTAACGGCATGTTCGTAACTCAGTACTACGTCGATGCAGCACCAGTTGACATGAACGACATTATTACAATTCAAGGATTCGACGAAGGCGTTCTAGAACGTGGCAGTCGCACAATTCAAGCTGCTATCGATGTAGATCGTGCAGCGGCATTGAACTCTGCTCAAGCCCAGCCAGCAGGATTCTTGAAAAACACAGGAGCAGACTTGCCTCCGGCAGAAGTTCAGGGACTCCTTGCAGCATGGAAGCGTAGCCGTCTAAATAACTCAACTGCTTATCTCACTTCAACCCTTGATTACTCACCAGTATCTTTCAGCCCTAAAGACATGATGTACAACGAGGCAATCCAGAATCTATCAACACAGATTGCTCGCACAATGAACGTCCCTGCTTATTACCTTTCAGCAGATCAGAACACCACAATGACTTATGCAAACGTCCAAGACGAGCGCAAGCAGTTCTACGCACTATCTATTGAGCCTTACATTCAGGCAATCCAGGCACGTCTTAGCATGGACGATATCTCTACTTCAGGACACGAAGTTCGCTTCGCAGTCTTTGACAGCTTCCTAAAGAGCGACCCATTGGTTGAACTTCAGGTAATTGAGAAGCTCCTGACTCTAGGACTTATCTCTACAGAGCAAGCAATGGAAATGACAGACTTAACTCCCAACGGAAGCGAAGGAATGAGCTAATGGAACAGTTAATAATCGAAGCCTCAAGCATTGAGTGCAGCGAAGAACGTCGCGAAATCTCAGGCAAGATTGTGCCTATGGGTACAGGCGAGATTGGCTACACCAACATGGGTGGAGTTGTATTCGAAGCAGGATCAATCGACGTAACAGATATTTCAAAGATTAAGTTGCTATCACAGCACGACATGAAGAAGCCAGTTGGTCGTATGACAGCCGCAGAGGTTCGCCCAGACGGAATCTACGCAACCTTCAAGCTCTCACGTTCAACAGGTGGCAACGATGCACTTATCCAGGCACAAGAAGGACTTGTCTCAGGTCTTTCAGTTGGTGCTGAAGTAATCGCATCAAAGCCCTCACGCGATGGACACATTGTTGTCTCATCAGCGCGTCTCAAAGAAGTTTCTCTAGTAACAGAGCCAGCCTTTAAGTCTGCTCAGGTGCTTGAGATCGCTGCTGAGGAAGTTACCCCAGCAGAAACAACCCAACCAGAAAGCGAGCCACAAGTGGAAGAATCAACCACAGCGGTAGAAGCTCCAGCAGTTGAAGCAGCAGCAGTCGAAGCGGCTCGCCCAACAGTTGTAGCGAATCTCCAGGTGAAAGAGCGTATTGCTCCAATTTCATCAGCACAGTACCTCGAAGCATCAATGAAGGCAGCCCTAGGCGATGATGAAGCACGCCGCACAGTTCGTGCAGCAGATGACTCAACATCAACTAACACAGGCCTTACATTGCCTTCACACCTCAACACATTCATCACAGATACATTCACAGGACGCCCAGCATTCGAAGCAGCTACACGCGGCTCACTTGCAGGCATCGATGGAATGTCATTCACAGTCCCACGTCTCTACACAAACGCTTCAACACCAGATGTAGCGCCAACAGTTGCAGACACAAACGAAGGTTCAGCACCTTCTGAGACAGGCATGACTTCTGCTTATGACACTATCTCAATCGAGAAGTTCTCAGGACTACAGCGCGTTTCTTTCGAACTCGTTGACCGCTCATCACCTGCATTCATGGAACTCATGATGGCAGAACTCCGCAAGGCATACGAGAAGGCTACAGATACAGCACTTCTCTCAGCATTCATTGCATCAGGAACAACAGCAGCGACAACAGCAGCAACAGCAGCTGGACTCCAGTCATTCGTTTCTGTAGAAGGCGCAGCAGCATACAAGGGCACAGGTGGCGATTTCGCTAACAAGCTCGTTGCTTCAACAGATCAGTGGGCAGCTATCGCAGGATACGCTGACTCAACAGGTCGCGCACTTTACTCAGCACAAGGCGCAACACAGAACGCATCAGGCAACGCAGTTGCTACAAGCGTTGTTGGTGGAGTTCTTGGAACTGACCTTATCGTGGATCACAACATTGCAGCATCAGGCATCGTTGATAACTCAGCGTTCCTTGTTGCTCCATCATCAGTTTACACATGGGAGTCACCAACAACACAGCTCCGTGTTAACGTTCTAACATCAGGCGAGATTGAAATCAATCTCTACGGATACCTCGCTATCTACCTTGCTAAATCAGGTAAGGGCGTTCGTAAGTTCAACCTTACATAATAGCAATACCCTAAGTCGCTTGAGGGGGCTACCAGAGCCCTTGTAGCCCCCTCAAGTCTTTAGAAAGGATAAGCATGTCTCTTACAACAGTTGCAGAACTTCGCACAGCCCTTGGCGTAGGTACTCTCTACGCTGATGCCGTCTTGCAAGAAGTCTGCGATGCTGCTGATAACGTGCTTCTTCCTTTCATCTGGAATAACAATACTTTTAACATTGCTCACAGCAACACAACTAACACAGGCACTCTTTACTTTGACGAAGTAGTCACTGGGACTTTCTATGTCGGACAGACTGTAGTCATCACAGGCAACGGCTCTAAGCACAACGGCTCAAAGACAATCACAGAGGTAGGCGAGTATTCAATTACTTTCGCTATTACTGGCAACAACAACACAGCAGCTCCTTACCACCCAGTAAATCCATTCGGTACAGTTGCAGCGGAAACTTATCTTGATCCAACAGCAGTCCCAGCAATTCAAGAAGCAAGCCTAATGATTTCAATTGATATCTGGCAGTCACGCCAAGCACCTTCATCTGGTGGCGTATCTATTGACGGATATACTCCAAGCCCTTACCGCATGGGTAACACACTTCTTGCTCGCGTTCGTGGCTTACTATCTCCTTATCTTGATCCTCGTTCAATGTTGAGCTAATGACAGCCATCACCACACTCCGCGCTTCAATCGCATCAGCCCTTACCGATAACACAAAGTATTCAGTATTTAGCTTCCCACCTGCTACGCCTATTGCTAACAGCGTTATTGTGACTCCTGCTGATCCATACATTGAACCAACTAATAACGATTACACAAGCATCAGCCCTATGGCTAATTTTAAGATTTCTATCCTTGTCCCATTGCTAGACAATGAGGGCAACCTTGCTGGCATCGAGACCGACGTAGTTCGAGTCTTTTCGCTTCTAGAAGCCTCCAGCATTGTATTTAGAGTAGGAAGCGTCAGCGCGCCTAGCGTGTTATCACTCGCTTCCGGAGATTTACTGACTTGCGACATTGCAATCAGTACCCTAACGGAATGGAGCTAATCGATGGACGATTGGACAAAGGAGCAAGCCGACTTTCTAATCAAGATTGGTCAGCTTCCACCAGCAGCACAAGCACCAAAACCAACCACTAAGAAAGACGAGGAATAACCTAAATGGCAGTATTCATGAGCAACAACGTAGGCGTGAAGGTTAACTCTGTTGATCTAAGCGACCACGTTACAGCAGTAACACTTAACCGCAACTTCGATGAACTCGAAGTAACAGCAATGGGTGACTCAGGCCACAAGTACGTTAAGGGTCTTGAAGCATCATCTATCACAATCGACTTCTTGAACGACACAGCAACAGCAAACGTTCTCGCAACACTTCAGGCAGCATGGGGAACTAACGTCCCTATCGTATTGCTACAGACAAAGGGAACAGCAGTATCAGCGACTAACCCTCTCTATACAGCTACATGCCTTATCAACAACACAACAGATATCAACGGCGCAACTGGTGACCTCTCAACACAGAGCCTCACATTTAACGTCTCTGGTACAGTTGCAGTTGCTTCAACAGGTTCATTCTAAATAACTAATTAAGGGGCTAACATGGCAAAACTCAAGGTAACAAGGGCAGACAACTCAGTAACAGAGTACGAAATTACTCCGCTGATTGAATACGCCTTCGAGCAATACGCCAAGAAGGGCTTTCACAAAGCTCTTATCGAAGATCAGAAGCAGTCAGACGTTTACTGGCTGTGCTGGGAAGCAATTCGACGTTCGGGTGAAACAGTCAAACCTTTCGGGGAACAGTTTCTCGAGACTCTCAAGTCAGTTGAGGTCTTAGAGTCTGACCCTTTAGGGTAGATCGGAACTCCGTCACCTATACCGCAACTCGCTTGAGTTACGAGTATGGAGTTCCTTTCAACACCATTATTGAATTGCCTACCCTGGCATTCAAGGCACATATAGAAGTCCTCAGGGACATAGCGAAGGAGCGTAGCGATGCCAGTAAAACTGCAAGGCGCAACCGCACTTCGTAAAGCTCTTGCTAAAGTAGAGCCAACGCTTGCAAAAGAAACTAACAAAGAGATTGCCTCTTTCCTGAAGCCAGTAGTTGCTAATGCTCGAGGATTCTTGCCTTCAAACGATGCAGCTCCTAGTGGCTGGCTCAAGCGACCAAATGCTGGTGGGCGTTGGGCTAACCGCTCTTATGACTATCAAGAAGCTCGCAAAGGCATTACTTTCAAGTCAACACCTAGCAAGCCCAATCGTCGTGGATTCCAGGCACTTGCTTCTATCTTTAACAAGGGCGCAGCTGGTGCTATTTACGAAACTGCTGGACGTAAGTCAGGAGTGGTTGGCAACTTTACTCCTAACCTTGGTGGTCAGTTGACTGGCAAAGGTCAGAAGATGACAGGTCGCGCAATCTTTAGAGCCTTCGAAGATGATCGTGGCAAGGCACAAGATGGCGTTGTCAAGGCTATTGAAAAGGCAGCAGCTAACTTCGACTCAATGAAGGACAAGGTCTAATGGCAGATTTAAGAATTGACGTTGCTGCGGAGTTCACAGGCAAGAAGGCATTCAAGCAAGCCGATACCGCAGTCCAGAAGTTACAGAAAGACGTTGTCAAACTTGGCAAAGGTCTAGGTTTAGCACTTGGTTCTGCCGCTTTAATCAGATACAGTAAGGACGCAGTCAAGGCTTTCGCAGCTGATGAAGCAGCGGCTATTCGTCTTGCTAATGCAGTCGATAACCTAGGACTTGCTTACGCTAACCCACAAATCACTAAGTTCATCAAAGAGCTTGAGATTACTGCTGGCGTTGCTGATGACGTGCTGCGTCCAGCGTTCCAAGCCTTGCTCACAACCACTAAAGATTTAGGAACAACTTACAAGCTCCTAAACGATGCTCTTTCAATCTCTCGTGGTTCAGGCGTTGATCTTGCTACTGTTGTTCAAGACCTTGCTAACGGGTACGTTGGCATTACTCGAGGACTCAAGAAGTACAACACAGGACTTAGCCAGACAGAACTTAAGTCAAAGTCTTTCGCTGAAGTCCTTACTATCCTCAACGCTCAGTTCGCTGGCGCTAATCAAGCCTACCTAGATTCTTATGCTTACAAGCTCGACGTTCTTACAGTTGCAGCCAATAACGCCAAAGAAACTATTGGCGGAGGTCTAGTTAATGCCCTAGCAATGGCTGGCGGTGGTAATGAAGTACAAGATGCAGTTAAGGCAATTGATAACGTAGCCAAGGCGATTAACGGCATTACTACAGCTGTAGGCTTTGCAGTGGGCGCGCTTACTAAGTTATATAAGGGCTTAGACTTCATTACTACCTTTGGCGGCTTGCTTGGCCCTAATGGCAAGGCAGTCCAAAAGTTAAACCCTTCTGCTATCTCAAAGCCAATAACCAAAGCAGCTCAAACACAAATTAAGTCTTCAACAATTCTTGCCAAAACAACAGCCAAGAACACAGCAGAAATTAAGAAGCAGAACGCTCTCAAGAAGGCTGGAACAGTCTTTGACTTAGAGCAGATTCAGTTGGTTGCAGCCCTCAAGGGTAAACTTTCAGAGAACGAAAAATTGCGAGTAGAGGCTCAACTTGCCCTGCTTAACGGCAATGATGCGGTAGCGACTAAACTAACCAACCAGATTCTTGCGGCTCAAGATGCTTCAGGCAATCTTGCTAAGTTCCTTACAGCTTTGCCTAATGCTAAGAACCCTTTCGAGTATCTAGATGCCTACCTTTCATATCTAGCAGGTAAGGCAGCAGCAATCCTTACAGGATCAGCAACTCCAAGTGCGCCTAGTGGTGGCAATACAACAGTTCCCACCATTCCAAGCACTAACGTGCCTACAATGCCTTCTGATGGCATGATTACTTATAATCCTAATACTGGCCTTAATTACAACCCTAATGCCGGAGCTACAGTAATCAACGTTCAAGTTCAGGGCAACGTAATCCGCGAACAGGAACTTATTAATCAGGTTCTATCAGGAGCGCAACTCTCTAGCCTTTCAGGTTCTCCATCTCAGATTGGCCGCATCGCAGGAATGTTCGGCTAATGGCATTACCAGCACAGATAGCCGTCTCGTTTGACTTTACTAACGGAGCAACCTTTGGTTATGACGGCTTCGTTATTGGTGATGCTAAGTATGGAGTCCTCGGCACTTCTACCCTTGGTTCTTCAAGTTCTCCAGAACCTACAGTTGACCTAACGCCTAACGTCTATGAGATTAGCATTACCCGTGGTCGCAATATCCAACGCGATCAGTACGAGGCTGGACAATGCACAGTCCGAGTCCTAGACCCTCTCAGCTACTTTAACCCACAGAACACAGCAAGCCCTTACTATGGCAAACTTGTGCCGCTTCGCAAGTTGCGTGTTTCAGCGACCACTGCAACCACACAGAAGTATCTCTTCTCTGGCTATGCAATCGAATATCGCTATACCTACCCAGTCAATCAAGAAACTGGTTATGTCGATATCGTTTGCCAAGACGCGTTTCGCCTATTCAATATGGCTAACGTCAGCACTATTACAGATTCAGGCGCAGGCCAAGACACAGGCACACGCATAGGCAAAATACTTAACCAAGTCTCATTCCCTACATCGCTTCGAACAATAGCCACAGGTGCTAACACTTGCATCGCTGATCCTGGCACTAACCGCACAAGCCTTCAGGCTCTCAAGAATGCAGAGTTCTCTGAGACAGGTGCGTTCTATATGGACGGCTCAGGCACAGCAGTCTTCAAGTCCAGAGCGCAGGTTATGGCTTCTCTGGCTAATGCTCCTACAGCCTTTAATCAGACCGGTGGCATTCCTTATAAGAACCTCAAGTATGCCTTTGATGACAAGCTCATTATTAACCAGGCTAATTTAGGACGCGTAGGCGGCACAGTCCAGGTTGTGAGTAATCAGACCTCAATCGATAAGTACTTCCCTCACTCAGTTACTCAGACAGACCTTGTGGCTGAGACAGATACCATTGTGTCCAATATCGCTAAGGAATACATCGCTACTCGCCAAGAGACAACTATCCGCATCGATGAAATGACAGTTGATCTGTTAGACCCAGCAGTACCAACAGACACAATGCTCGGTCTGGATTACTTTAGCAATCTGCTCATTCCTAATATCCAGCCAGATGGCTCAACTATTATAAAGAACCTTCAGATGCAAGGCGTTAACTGGTCAATCACGCCAAACAAGATGACCGTCAACATTACAACGCTTGAGCCAATAGCCGATGGCTTCATCGTTGGAAGCTCTTATTACGGTATAATCGGCACATCTACATTGGGATACTAGGAGATATAAATGGCAACAGGACTACCAGCAGCAACAGGTGACATTCTCACTGCGGCTACCGTGAATGGTCTCGTGACCTTTACAGTCGATGCAGACGCTACAGCAGACTACACAGCAGTCCTTGACGATCAATATCAGACCCTAGTTCCTATGAACAAGGCAACAGCAGTAGCCTTCAAAATCCCTACAAACGCTTCTGTAGCGTTCCCAGTAGGTACTGCCATTACAATTCTTAACAAGGGCGCAGGAACGGTCACAATCTCAGCGGTCACCTCTGCTACTACCACGGTCTTATCGGCAGGTGCGGTGGCAGCTGCTCCAACCTTGGCTCAATACAAGACAGCGGTCTGCATTAAGACTGCTACAGATACTTGGTATGTGGTGGGCGCGATTGCTTAACGTAATTGCTGGACTTCTCAACGGCGGTGCTGCTGCTCCTGCAGCGGGAGTTGCTGGTTATTATGGTAGCGGTCAGACTTCTAACGCCGCCATTGACAAGATAACTTTCCCAGCCGATACAAAAACAACACTCTCAGCAACATTGACTTCACCTCGAAGCAACCTTGCTGGTATGTCCAACAAGGGAACTGCTGGTTATTCAGGCGGTGGCTACGATGGTGGCTCAAACCTCAACGGCATTGACAAGATTGCTTTTCCAGCTGATACGAAGACCACGCTGTCCGCGACTCTTTCAACAGGAGTTCGAGCTTTGGGAGCGTTCAACAATGCTGGCACAGCAGGCTACTTTGCAGGTGGCGTTGATGACATTGGCCCACGCACTAGCACAGTCAATAAAATTGCTTTTCCTTCTGATACTAAGACAACAACAACAGCCTTGACAGCTGCGACTGCCGACTTATCGGGTTGCTCCAATAACGGCACAGCAGGTTACTGGGCTGGCGGCTACGATGGATCTACTTTCCTTAATACTTTTACAAAGTATGCTTTTCCTTCTGATACGAAAACAACGCTCTCAGCTACATTAACCACAGGCAAAACCTCAACGGCAGCCATGGGCAATGATGGCGTGGCTGGTTACTTTGCAGGCGGTTATGACGGAGGCAGTAACCTCAACGGCATTGATAAATTGTCATTTACATCAGAAACAAAAAGCACTCTTTCAGGGACACTATCAGCAGCTCGACGAGCTGCATCAGGCATGTCTAACAATGGCGTGGCTGGTTACATTGGTGGAGGCTTTGAAAGTTCTCCAGTAAATACAATTCAGAAGATCACCTTCTCAGGAGATGCGGTATCAACACTCTCTGCAACCCTTTCAACAGCAGGGGTATCTCCATCAGGAATGCAAAACGCATGACCAATCTGCCAGATATTACGACTTACTTTACCCCTGAGATTGTGGCTCTCTTTGCTGAGGTTCATCAGCCTCGCTCTGAGTTTCAATTGGAGAAGTTCGTCCTCAATCAGCACGACACAGATGAGATGCGTTACTACCAATGCGTTACAGAACTCCAATCCTTATATTACACAATCAAGGAAGTATCGCTTCAAGTTCAAAAGACTGAGATTGAGATTGAAAGACTCCGAGTTACTGGTGATCCAATCGATGAGATAGATGCACAGATTAAAGAACTGGGTTTAGAGCAGACCAGAGTCGTTGCTACTGGGGCTATTCGAGAGTTCGAGATTCTTCTCAAGTTGCTCAAGCAATTCCCTGCATATACTCGACAGGATATTGAAATGGGTCAAAGCCGATACTGGGAACTTCGCTTAGAGAAGCAAAAGGTTTCAGCCCTTGACCAAGCAATCGAACAGACAAAAACCAAGTTAAAGGAAATCAAATGAGATACGGTACTTGGAATGTAATCTTTACAGATGACTTGTCCATTGGTGGAACAACTCCGCCTCAGTTCAGCGGTGCTTTCTATTTTGACGCAAGCCAGTTGGCTATTGCTGGTTATGTCCCACAAGATGCAATCATTACTAATTTCTCTTATTGGAATGCAGCAGAAATTACTCAAGCAGAATTCCTTACTTTGGCTAAGACAAAAAATCCTGCTGCAACTATAGATGCCAATGGCTACATTGAGTTTCCTTCTCCAGAGGCTGCGTTATGAATTACAAGCTATGCAAGGCAGGACAACAGCTGAGGGAGCAGTTCGATGATTCTTACCCAGATAGAGATCGCACCTCAGACGGCTGGATTGGCGACACTCGTCACGCGGCACGTCCTTCTGACCACAATCCTGATGCAGCGGGTATCGTCCGAGCCATTGATATTGACAGGGATTTATCTGGAAAGGCAAAGCCTGACCTCATGCCTGACCTTGCGGATCAGATTCGACTCTGTGCAAAGTCTGATAAGCGCATCAGCTATATCATCTTCAACGGCAGAATTGCATCGAGTAAGAAGTCTTGGGCTTGGCGTCCTTACGATGGGATTAATAAGCACAATCATCATTGCCATATCTCGTTCACTAAAGCAGGCGATACAGATTCTTCGTTCTTTAACATAGCAATGCTGGGAGGCAAGTAATGGAAGCAATCATTGTTGGCGCATTAGGACTTGTGGCTATTCCTGCCATTCGTGCTGCTATTAAGGCTTACCGCGCTAAGAAGGCAATCGCTGATGTAGTAGTCGATGCAGTAGAAGCTGCGGTAGATGCGGTGGACAAGAAATGACACAACAGGATTTCTTCACCCTATACATTGCCACGATTGGCATAATCGGAGGCTTGTCTGGGTATGTCATTACTCATTTACTCTCTGAAATTAAGCGACTCAATTCGCGTGTCGATGAGATTTACAACATACTTTTAGACCGATAATAAAGTCATGGCAAGGAAACGTCCAACCATAGATTTAGATACTTACTCTGCTCTCGATGCTTACGCAATAGCGTTGAACGAGTACTACAAGTCTCTACGCAAGGCGGGCTTTACGGAGACCCACGCCTTCTGGATTCTTTCTGATCGTGATTCGTTCCCTGATTGGATTATCCCTAATCTGCCTAATCGGATAGACAACCTACCCTACGAGGACGATGACGAGGATTAAATGAAGAAGATTGTAATCTTGTCAGATTTACAAGTTCCCTTCGAAGATGTACACGTTACACGCAACATAGCACGATTCCTCAACACCTTTAAGCCAGACCAGACAGTTACCATTGGTGACGAGATTGACTTCCAGACTATAAGCAAGTGGTCTGAAGGCACACCTCAAGCCTATGAGCAGAGCCTTGGCGATGACCGAGACCGCTGCGTCAACCTCCTATGGGAGTTAGGCGTTACTGACTGCATACGATCTAATCACACAGACCGCCTATACAACGTCATTATGAAGAAGATTCCCTCATTCCTTTCATTGCCGGAACTGCGCTTTGAGAAGTTCATGAAGTTCGACGAGCTTGGGATTACCTTCCACAAGAACCCTATGGCTATCGCTCCAGGCTGGATTGCAGTACATGGAGACCATACGCCTATCAAGAACCTAGGCGGTCTTTCAGCCCTAGAAGCAGCTCGTAGGCATGGCAAGAACGTTATCTCAGGACATACTCACAGAGCAGGGCGTAGTGCCTTCTCAGAAGCCTCTGGAGGCCGTTTAGGGCGTGTTCTGCATGGTGTTGAGGTTGGTAATCTCATGGACTTTAAGCAGGCCTCATACACCAAGGGAACGGCTAATTGGCAGCAAGCCTTCGCCATCATGTACGTCAAGGGATCTAACGTGCAGGTAGACATTATCCATATCGAAAAGAACGGTACTTTCATTGTCCAGGGCAAGGTTTATGGACGCTCCCGCTAGTATCGCAGTCCCTTACTTCGAGGACGAAGACCCATCTCAAATCGTTATCGTTTCGTTATCTAAAAAGGGTGGCTGTCGCTTTCGACTAATGTAAAGTTCTTTCTGTAGACGAGATTCGGACTACGGAAAGGGCTAAATGAATCACGATCATATTATTATGGCAGCACTCGCATTGGGTGGAGTTGTTGGATTCCTCTGGGGTTATTCTCAAGGACACGAACATGGCAAGATTGCAGGGCGTATTGCCCTACGCAAGCAACAGCGTTCATTAGAGCAGGTGGGACGATGAATGCTAGAGACTACCTCAACGAAGCGCGAGCTACTATCCAAGACCGAGGAGTTGACTACGGTCACCCTTCAGACAATATGCAACGCACAGCCTCACTCTGGAGCGCATACCTCGAAGTGCCAATTAACGATTATCAGGTGGCAATGTGTATGGCATTGGTCAAAATCGCAAGAAGCATGGAAACTGCTAAGACAGACACTTACATCGACCTCGTGGCGTACACGAGCCTAGCCGCACAACTACACACTGAGGAGAACGATTTATATGTTTAACCTAGAAGATTACGAGACAGTTGAAGAACGCCTAGTTAAGTTCTGGAAGGATCACGCAGATGGACAGATTCACACGCGACTCTTGGAACACACCTCTGGACGCTTTATCGTTGAAGCTAGCATTTATCGAACAGAAGCTGACGCGAGACCTTGGACTACTGGGCTTGCTGAAGAAACCGTACAAGGCCGAGGCGTTAACGCTACTTCTGCGCTTGAGAATTGCGAGACCTCTGCTATCGGTCGTGCTTTGGCTAACGCTGGATATGCTACAAAAGGTAAACGCGCATCTAGAGAAGAGATGACCAAGGTTGCAAAGGCAACTGAAGTAAAGGCAAGCATTCAAGAAGTAAAGGCTAAGATGGCAGATACATCTCAACAATATGTCCCAGTAGCAAAGGCAGATGATCCATGGACAACTTGGGAAGCAGCACCAGTACAGACTATGGAAGCAGCAGTCGAGACGGTGAAAGCGGTACTTGGAGGCACAACGCCGGAAGAGAGTTGTTCTCATGGGGCTCGTGTATGGAAGACTGGCGTGAGCAAGGCTGGCAAGACCTGGGGAATGTGGAAGTGCAACCCACCTCACGGAACTAGCAACTACTGTGATCCAATCTGGTATTCGATTGCAGATGATGGAACATGGAAGCCGAGGGCTAACTAATGGGACACGTTACATTCCTTAACCAAGATGGTGAATGGGAGCAATTCCCTAATGAAGAACAGCAAGCCAATCTTCGAGAAAACGCAAAGCTGCTGGAAGAACTGGGCTATGTTTTAATCTGCCAGTTATGCAACAAGTTTCCTAATCGAACACAGATTCGCAGTCGCTACTTGAAAAACGAGTGGACTTGCGAAGATTGTGGCACAGTAAATTCTGGTGGCAAAGCATGACGCTTTACGTCAATCCAGTACAGGACTATAAGTTCGTGGGATTCGGCGGAGTAGATAACTGCGACTACTGCGATGGATTTACACACGTCAATGAATGGAACAGACCCGATGGCGGATTCGTATTCGTCTGCGGATCATGTGAGTTCAAGAAGCAATTCCCTGAGAGGGCATGACCTAATCCATGTCACAATCGAGGAAACACCGGGGCTATCGCACAGAGCGAGTGATTGAATCCTATTTATCTCAATGGTGGGAGAACGCTAGCGTCGGTAGAGGGGCTGGAAAGGACATACATAACGTGCCTTTCGACTGTGAGATTAAAGCTCGAACAGAATTCCAGCCTCTTGCATGGTTGAAGCAGGTCACCAAGAGAGCGTCAGTTCCCAATGAGCTGCCGTTCGTGGTGTGTCGCATGAATGGCCAGGGTGAAGATGCTGCCGAGTATCTTGCGTTTATGCGGTTTGGTGACTTGGTTCAACTATTGCTTCGTGCAGGTTACGGAGATATTCAGACAGATTCGGTACACTTAGAGCCTGAGAGATGCGCACAATGCGGATCGTGGAAGTTGGTTAATGTGCCATGCAGGACGTGTAAGTAATGCCAATCTATGAGTTCGAGTGCAACAACGAACAATGCCAATCTAACAGCAGATATGACCAAGAGTTCTCGATAGCCGAGCCTCATGATCTTGATTGCCCATTCTGTGGGGAGTCCATGCGAAAGGTGTATTCAAGTGTCCCAGCAGTTCACTTCAAAGGTTCAGGGTTCTATTCAACAGATAAATAGCATCATATGCTGGTGCTGTATGAAGGTAGTTGGTTCTCATCAAGGTAACAAGCTGTATAAATTAGCTGAGTGTTGCCGTGATAATAGTTATCCACAATTGGACAGTAGTTATCCACAGCCTGTGCAGGAGCAATTATGGTAAAGAGAAACGCCGTTCTGACCAGCACTTATAGTAATGAGATTGACACGTCTGGTACTCTAACGGCTAGAGCCTTCAAGGGCTCAGAGCGAGCCGCTTCGCGGATAGCTCGCTCGGTAGCCATCGTTATTGGGATAGCTATGTCTATGCAGTCTACTGCAGTAGGAACAGGCTCAATAGATGCTTATCATGATTTACATTCATTAGCTGATTACCAATTAACAGATAAGCAATATGCGTGTCATGCAGAGATAGTGCATAGAGAAAGCTCTAACCGCATAGATGCGGTTAATGGATCACATTATGGGTACTACCAGATACGCAATAGATTACTCATAGATACTCCTTATGATTACCAGTTCTACTTCTATTGGAAGTATGTACAACACAGATATGGGACTACACAGTATGATGAGCCTAATTACTGTAATGCACTACATCATCTAAGAGATAAGGGTTGGCAATGAGTAGCAAGAAGGGTGACCCTCGCAATACCAAGGCTTACCGCAGAGCCAGGCTCAAGGTATTGGCTAGAGATGGTTATACCTGTATGTACTGTGGTAGTAGCGAAGACCTAACAGTTGACCATGTACTAAGCATCAAGCATCACCCTGAGTTAGCAATGGATATGGAGAACATGGTGATTGCGTGCAAGCCATGCAACAGTTCGAAGGGCTCACGCTCACAGGGCGTTTTTTTAGCACAGACCGACAC